ATGTAAATTACATTGATACATCGATCACGTACGACAACCTGTCGACACTTCAAGAACGCCGTAACATTGTTGGCATGTTTGCTAACAGTCTTGGCGCCGATCAAACGACAGTTGATTCTGTCGTCACTGGTTTGGAAGGCTTCTATTGAGGCTTTTCCTTCTTCGTATCCTTTCTTTTAAGGGTAAGATGACCGGTATTGTCTTGTGGACTTTTGCCATTCTGGCATTGGTCTTTTGGTTGGGGATTACTTCTGTCAAAGGAAGTTTGACCCCCCTCGAGGCAATTACGCAGTTCCCCTCTTCTTGCGAAGAGTTCTCCACGAATTGCATTAACGATCTTTTAAAGGCTCTAGAGTGAGCCTTTAATTCTTGTAGTAATCCATAAGGATAGACAAATGCGTAAAAGTAATCAACGTACCCAAAGGGACGCCAATTACCTATCACCTTGCCTTGGAAAAGCTTTTCAATCATCACTCGAGGGTCTTGTTGACTCTCTTGCGATGAACGGAGGCTTTAAAGAGCAGTACCTTAAATCAGAGCTTCTCTCGAAGTACTCTGACTCCAGTACTACTCCTGCTGAGACGCGACGTAGCTCAGCCATTCAGAAATGGCTGGGTGTCGAATCCCGAAACGCTAAGACCAATTGCCGGTTGTTAATCGGCGATGAAGATTTTGGATGGACCACAAGTGACAGGCTCTTTGCCCTAGCTCGTACCCATATTTCCAAAGTCTTAGGTCGTCTTGTACCAGAGGTCCTCTTCGGAGGGTCTCATTCTAACGGTGCAAGTACGCGTGTCGGTAGGAGCCCTACGGCTCAATTCGAAAAGCACGCAGGTGAAGCACACGTCAGCTCTCGCGCGCTGAAACACTGGTTCTCGGTAGCCTCGGAAACGAGACTATCCGAGCAAGTGCTCAGTATACAAGAGTCTAGCGTGCTGTTTACTGTTCCTAAATCTACTGATATCGATCGGGTGGCTTGTAAAGAGCCTGAGATCAATATGTATCTTCAAAGAACCGTAGGAACTTACATTCGAAAGCGACTTAAGAAGTTCGGGATTGATCTTCGTGATCAGACCCGTAACCAATTATTAGCTAAGAATGCTGTTTCTCTTGGTTTAGCCACAATAGATCTCTCTAGTGCGTCGGACTCGATTTCCAAGCAATTGGTAATTAACCTCCTTCCATTCGAGTGGTTTTCTCTACTGGATGACCTTCGGGCACATTCAGTAGATATTGATGGCACTTGCCATTTTCCTGAGATGTTTTCATCAATGGGAAATGGTTTTACTTTCGAACTTGAAAGTTTGATATTTTGGGCGTTAACCCGCTCAACTTGTCAAATATCGAAGGTAAAAGGTAAGATATCAGTCTATGGTGATGACATCATTGCTCCTTCTTTGATTGCTCCTCGTCTAGCGAGACTTTTTCATTGGGTTGGCTTCAAAGTCAATCCGAAGAAATCTCATTGGACCGGACAGTTTCGAGAGAGTTGTGGGAAACATTACTATGGTCCCCAGGAAGTCACTCCCTTTTATATTAGGGAGCCGGTTCGGTCTTTGACCGATGTGATACGATTACTTAATCGTCTATTGATTTGGGATAGCTACTCTGGTTTTTTCATAACTCCAGAGGTCGCGAACTTCCATTATCAATGGGCTCTTAAGATCGTACCATTCAAGTTGTGGGGAGGACCTGATCCAGAAGACATAACGTCTCTGGTTACTGGTCATCCTCTCCGTCGGCGCTTAATACGTCGGCGAACTGCTCTTTCCCTTCCAGGAGAGGCAGGTTTAACAACTTGGCTGAACAATAAGGAAGCTTCTATAGCAACCTTATCGTTTGACCCAAGAGTGGAGAAGCGCCATTTTATTGGCAACTTTTCACCTTGGCAGTGCAACACGACGTGGGATCCATATTTAATTTTTGGACCCTTCCTCGTGCACTACCCTTAACAAGGTAGTTCCTCTTAGT